GAAATGCGATCGGTATGGGGCTGCGGACCTGATCTGTCTGGAACCCATCGCGGAGGGCCTGGAATGGCTGGCGGACCCCGTCCGCGGGGTGATCGTCCGGCTGCTGTCTGGCCTTGGGGACTTTCCCGACCTGGCCCAGGTCATTCCGCGTGAGTATCACCATGATCAGTGGGTGGGCGTGGGCCCGGACGTGCTGACCAAGGTGGTCAAGGCCCTGGGTGACCCCAAGGGGGTTGGGCTGGCTCTGCAACCCCAGGATGACGCACAGGGAGGGGTGGACGAGCTGGCCGCTATCCGGGTATTTCCGGCCACTGAGGAGGATGGTCGGCGGTTGCCCGTGGCCATCTTGATGCCCCAGCGGCAGGACCGGCCGTCCGAGGTGGCGGGCCAGACGGCGATGGAATTTGGGGGGGATCAAGGGGATGGGTAAGTGGACGAAAGAGCGGGAAGAGGCGGCTAAAAAGCGGTACGAATTGGGTGAAAAAGGGATTTGGCAGGGGGAGCCGTGGCCCTCAGACGACCTCCCCGCCGCCATCGCTCACGCCGCCGAGGTGCGGGCTGCGTTGCAAGAGATCGTTGGCCTGGTGGACGTGCTTTGCGCGCGCAATGGCATCCCGCGCGATGTAAGCATGTGGCCCGAAATCCGTGCCCGCGCCATCCTGGAAAGGTTTGACTCGTGACCCCCCGGGCCCCCGCGGTAACCGCCACCAGGTCCGCGGAGGGCCCTGGCTGGGCCGCCCGCCCGCCCCCCCAGGGCGGCCCAGCCGCTCATACCCGGGATCGGCTGCATCCATGCTGTGGAGGCGTCTATCACTCTGTGGTGGTCACCGCCCCGCTTGGCTGCTGGTTTCGTCGTGCCGCAGTCTACGAAACGACTAACCAAGGTCGATCCCGGGTCTTTGAAACAACCGCCTTGTGGAGGAGGCGGAGTGGCCGAGGATTCGGCCACGGTAACCGGTCGGCGGTGTTGGGTAGCGCTGCATTGCCGGCCGGTTGCCTAGCTTTGAGGAGGGTGTGATGCGCTGGTTGCGTGCCTTGGCCATGTACCTGGGTCCGGTCCCGTCCCTGACGTGTGACGACTGCTGCGGGGGGTGGGGGGTGTAGTGATGGATCGTTGGCAGCATGTCTGGACCTGTCCCCATTGTGGACACGTGCATCGTTGGTCATGGCCGAACTACGAACAGGCCCGCATCGGTGATCTCGTATGGATGGAAGGCGATTGCGGACATATCCCTCGGATGCGGTGGACTGACAGGGGATGGACATACACAGGGGAGGATTCGCAACGGCGGAGTGATGGTTCCCGCAGTCGTGCGCGGAGGGCGAAAGCATGACCCAGCTGTCCCTGGTCCCCCAGGACCCCCTGGACGTGCCTGGGCTGCGTTGCGGGGAGTGTCTGGAGTGGGAGCGGGTCCAGGGAGCTGTGGGGAGCTGTGCGAGGGGCTGGGGGCGGTATAACCCCCACCTGGGGCTGGAAAACTGGGCGCACAGATACGATCCGTGTATCGGTCGCCAGGCGGTGGAGTGGTGGAAAACGAACGGGCATAGGTGGGTGCAGGATACAGAGCGGGGGTTCTGGCGGCCGTGGGCCGAGGTGGAGGGCATAGGACGTGGGTAACGAAACGAAAGCACCACCAGCAGCCCAGGACAGGGAGCCGATGTCTGTCGCGGATGCGATCCTGGACCTGTACCAGCACGGCGGGAGCCGGCGGGAGTGGGTGATAGCCCACGAGGTCCACAGGCTCCGCCAGGCCGAGTCCGATGCCCACAGGGACTGCGTGGAGTCGCTGGACAGGCTCCACGACCGGATAGACGCGTTGGAGGCCATGGTGCGGGAGCTGAGCGGGGATCCGGGGCAGTGGCGACCATGGGCCGCGTCCGTATCCTCGGACGCCAAGGGAGAGAAGAACGCGCGGACGCGCGTGGAGGCGGCCGAGGATACGGCCGCGGAGGAGGACTAGCCATGTCCCTATGCCTACGCATCACCACGGCTCCGTGGTCCGCTGGATACGAGCTCCTGGTCATGGACGTGGACGACAGGGGGAGACGTCGGGCCGTGTCCAGGGCCATAGAGGCGGAGGAGGTGGACGAGGGCACGGCCGTGGGGCCCACCGCCATCCTGGAACAGGAGGCGGCCCAGGTCCTGCTGGATGACCTGTGGCGGGCTGGGTTGCGGCCCTCGGACGAAGTGTCCACCACGGGGCAGCTGCGGGCCACGCAATACCATCTCGAGGACATGCGGCGGCTGGTGTTCAGGAGGGAGGACGATCGTGGATGACATCAATGGAATGGGCACGCAAAGGGGCTTACTGCTGGCCGATGGCCGCATCCTGACACCGAATCAAGGGGCTGGGGCTGCTGGCTGGCTGGGACGAGGACAACGAAGACGACGAGGAGAGCCAGGGGTGAAGACGTTCTTCCGAATCGAGTGGAAAGGGTACGAGGGCTCGCGGCAGAAGCGGGAGCTTCGGATCGAGTACGGTCTGAAGCGGAAGGTGCTGGAGTACCTGTTTCGGCGGTATCGCGAGGAGGGGTTGGAGCACCCGCCCGTGGAGAAGGAGTCGAAGCTGCCGGTGGAGCTCCAGACGTTCGAGGACCGCGTTCGTGGCTCTGGTGATGGTGGAGGCGGGGACGAGTGGGTGGATGTCGCTGGCGTCGTTGTGGTGCGTCCGTACGACATCGCACACGGGTACTACCAGGAGATGCTGGAGAATGGGATTCGGCGGGCGAAGGCCAAGGGCCACCCGGAGTGGGGGTGGGTGTCGAACTACCACGCGAAGTGGGCGATGAGGACGGCGACGATGCAGAAGATGCTGGATGAGCTGCGTCGTCTCCGACCTGGGTTGTTGAAGATCGAGAAGCAACGGCAGGCGGCGAAGAAGCGCCGTCGTCGTCGATGATGATGCAAGCGCAATTGATTGCGCGGGAGGAACGGCTGGCGTTGGACGCGGAGGCCAAGGTCAGAGCTGTGGAAACCGAGCTCAAGTCATTGGCCGAGGCCCGTTATACCAGACCCGGGAGGGAAGGGGAGTGGACACGGCATATCATCCGATGCGTCCGAAAGGCCATGAAAGAGGCCAAAACCGGCAAGAAATTGCCCGAAAAAGGCCCATAACCCGTGTGTCTGGGGCCGATCACCCCGGGTGCTAGTTTCCCGTCGAATTTTTCGCGTGAGCGAACAAAAAAAACCCAAGAATCCACGGAGTTAGGATGAAAGCGGACCCAAAGAAGAGACTCCGCAAGTCCAAGATCAAGGAGCTGCGGTCAGACATCCGGGCGGCCCGGGAGGCTGGGTCCTGGTCCGCGCTTGCGCAGCTGCATCGCCAGGAGATCCAGCTCAAGGGACTCGACGATCCCCCCTATGTCCCAGACCCGCGGCCCCTCCCGGATGACCCGCTCGAGGCGGCTGCGGAGCGGGCCAAACGGCTGGGCCGCAAGGCGGAGCTCGCCGGGTCCTGGGTGGCTGCCCGGGACTTCCTGCGGGAGGAACAGTCCATCCGTGAGCGCATTGCAGCGCGGACGCTGCAAGCGGAGGAGGCGGCCCGCCGTGCCACGTCAGACGGGGACGTGGTGGGCAAGTTCCGGGCGGAGCTGGATGGATTGCCGGACGTCCTGGTGGAACAGCTGCAAGATGCTTGTGAGGACCGGCTGCGTGGTCAGCCAGTCATGGTGGACAAGCCGGACGAACAGGTCCCCGCCGAATAGTGTACGAGCTTGCATCCAGCGCGGAGACGGGGTTTCTGGGCCCCGTGGTGGAGCTGTCCGATCGGGCAGCTGTCAACCCGCTGGCCTACGTTCGGTGGACCCCTCCCCAGCGCGCGTTTCTCGAATGCCTGGCTAGGTTCAAACTCCTCCGGACAGGGAACCAGTTTGGCAAGACATGGGCGGGGTGCGCGGACACCATCTGGTATGCCATGGGTGTCCATCCCTATCGGGATGTCCCCCAGGTCCCCACCGAGCAATGGATCGTCTGCAAGTCGTGGTCCCAGTCCATCGCCATCCAGGCCAAGCTGTGGGCCCTGCTGCCCAAACACCTGTTGGCCCCCGATACGACGTTCCGACCCAAAACCGGGTTTGCCGGGGTCCAGAAGGCCATCGAAATCCGGCACAAGTCCGGCGGATGGTCGATCATCCGAATCAAGACGATCGGCCAGGATAACCTGGACTTGGCGTCCGCCACGGTCCACCGCATCTGGATAGACGAACCCCTCGGGGATGCGGAGACGTTCAGCGAGCTGCAAATGCGGCTGCGGCGGACGGGCGGGGAGCTGGCCATCACCATGACCCCGGCCACCACCGGGGACCTGGTGTGGTTGCGGGAGCTCGTGGAGGCGGGCCAGGTCGAGGACATGCACTATCGGATGGAACCCGCGAATTTCATCCCCGTGGGGTCCGCGCGTCCTCTGCTGTCGGAAAACGGCGAGGTCATGGACGCCGCGTGGGTGGCCCGCGAGATCGCCAACACCCTGTCCTGGGCCCGCCCTGTCCGCTGTCACGGGGAGTGGGAATACGGCCGGATAGACGCGGTGTTCGAAAACTTCCACCCGAACCTGCACGTGGTCCCCAACCTGGTGTCCTCGGACGTGGGCCCCCGCGGGGAGGTCCAGTTGGCCTATGGGGTGGATTACGGGGAGGATCGGCTGCGGACGGCCGGGGTGCTGGTGGCGGTTGAAGCGTCCGAGGCCCACGGGCTCCGGGTGTTCATCTTGCGGGAGTATGCCCCCAATGCGGCCACCACCATCCAGATGGACGCGGGCGGGGTCCTCGAGTCCGTGTCCACCCTGGGCGTGCAGTGGAACCAGCTGGACCACGCGCACGGTGACAAGCGGTACACGGACGCGAGGGGCCGCATCACCCGCAAGTCAAATGCCATGCTGACCGAGGCGATAGAAAAGGCCCTGGGCAGACGGCGGGGAATCAAGCCCGCGTTCAGGTCCGCCAAGCGGGGCACGGGTGCGGGGCGGGGATCCGTCTGGGCGGGGGTGCGGTGGCTGAATGACCGGATGATCACCCCGGATGCGTTCTACGTGGACGCCAGCTGTACCCGCACGATCGAGTGTTTGCAGAAATGGCAGGGCGGCCCGGCCGAGGAATACAAGGACCAGCTGGACGCCGTCCGCTATGCCTTGCGGCCGTTCATCTTCCGCAGGCGTGTGGTTCGTCCGCGGACGGTTCGTGTGGGATGACACGGCGGATTGTGATAGATACAATTGTGAAACCCACAATCGTACCACGGTTGTGATAATGACAACCATCGCCGGGAGTCGTCGTGGCCACAGCATCCGCCTTGCTCACTTCCCCCCCTACCCCTTCAGACCCCGCCGAATCGCAACGTTGGATGCACACCAGGCTCCGCCGCAGGATGCTGGACGGGGCTTGGCGGGAGGACATCGAAACCCGCGTCCGCAAGGCCGTGGGCACCCAACGCAAGGACGCGTGGGGTGCTGCGGACATGTCCTCCAACCCGTTCCGGACCATCTGCCGGGAGCTGGCGGTTCTGTACGCCACGCAGCCGGACATCCGCCACCAGCTGGGCAGGGATGCCACCAAGGGCCTGGTAAAGGAGATAGCACGGTCCGGGCTGTGGTCCACCATGGCCCGGGTCCAGGCTTGGGCCATCGGATGCAGGGAGTACCTGGTGCGCGCGCACGTGGACCAGGGCGGGCGGCTGCGGTACAGGCCCGTGGCTCCGGACTACATCCAGGCCAGGGCGTCCACGGACTCCCCCATGGACCCCGTCCGTATCCAGGAGCTACGGATGCGGTACAATCCCGCGACCAAGGAACCCGCGTGGACCTTCGATGTCCTGGACATCTCGGACCCGGCCCGTCCCATCTACGAGGTCCGAGAGGCCGAGTCCGGGGACGAGGTGGGTGCGGACTGGTCCTCCACGTTCCTGGCGGACCTGGTGGAGGCCCCAGACCGATACCCGTACCGGGACGAGGATGGTGCCCCAGTTCTTCCCTATGTGGTCTATCACGCATCCCGCACGGGTGATCGGCTGTGGGACCCCTACGAGATGATCGAGGTTGTCGAGGGGTCCTTGAACCTGGCCACGGGCGGGTCCTTCTGGTTGCACATGCTACGGTCCGCAAGCTGGCCCCAGCGGTATGCGGTGGACGCGATGGTGGCGGGCGGGGACATCCCCACCAGCGGGGATGCTCGCCGGTCCGAGGTGGTCATGGACCCCGCCGTCCTGCTGCACCTGACGCGGACGGAACCCGAGGCCCAGCCCATTGTCAGCCAGTTCCAGACCGCGGGGGATGTGGAGGGCACCCAGCGGGCCCTGGAATCCTATGCCACGAGGCTGGGTCAGGATGCGGGGTTGCCCCAGTCTGACGTCCAGCGGCTGGGTGGGACCGCACGCAGCGGGTATGCCATCGCCATGTCCAACGAGGGAAAGCGGGCGGCCCAGCGTCACTTCGGGCCGCAGTTCGGGCCCTCGGATGCCCAGCTGGTGGCCCTGTCCGCCATGCTGCTGAACAGGGAGACGGGGACACGGTATCCGGAAAAGGATTATTCCGTGGTCTACCGGGAAATCCCGCTGTCGCCACAGGAGCTGGACTCGAGGCGAAAGCACGCGATCGAGCTCATGGACCGCCGGCTTATGTCGGACGTTCAGGCGTACATGTACCTGAACCCCGGGGTGGACGAGGTGGGGGCCCAGGAGGACCTGGATCGGATACGAGGCCAGGAACCGCCGCAGTAATAAAACCGCCGCCCCGTGATCGGGGCTTTTTGGAGGAGGCCGCATGCCATTCAATTGTCCACATTGCAGCCAGGGGATTGACAACGTCATACCCAAGGACCGCTTTGACCAGGTCAACCAGCAGAAACAGGACGCGGAGACCGCGTTGGCCACGGCCCAGCAGCAGGTCCAGCAGGGCCAGCAGACCGCCGAACAGCTGGCCGCAGCCCAGCAACAGCTGGCCGCCGCCCAGGGGACCCTGTACGCACACCAGACCATCACGGCCGCGGGAGTCAATCCCCAGCTGGTGGACTTGATGGTGTGGGAACACTCGAGGATCCCGGAGGATGCGCGGCCCGAGCTGGCCGAGTGGGTGACTGCGTTGCGTGCGGACCCCACGCAGGCCCCGCTATCGCTGCAGCCACACCTTGCTCCGCAGCAACCCGCGGGCCCTGCCCCTGTTGCCCCCGCTCCCATGGGGCCCGTGGGAGTTCCGCCAGCGGCTCCGCCGCTGGCCCCTGCGCCGGCCGTTGCCCCGCCCCCGCCAGCGGCTCCGCCCCCGCCAGCGGCCCCCGCCCCCGCAGCTGCATTGGGAACCGTGGCCCCGCCGCAACCCGCAGCACCCAGCCCGCCGTCCCACAACCCCAACGCGGGAGCCCAGCCCGTGGTGGCCGCCCCGGACGCGTTGTCCGCGGATGCCATCCTTTCGATGTCCACAAAGGAATACAAAGCCCAGCGGGACCAGATCATCAGAAAATAGTTGTCATTTCTACAAACGCGCGTGTAGGCTGATCGCGTACACGTTAGATCCCCGCCCGGGTCGCACCCGTAACAGCGGAAAAGGCGGAAAGCCTGAACCACTGTTCTACGGGAGGCCCCTTCAATGGCCGTCAATGCAAATGGACTTCTCTACTCGGGGCTGGGTGATCTGCGCCTGGCCGCAGCCCTCCACCAGGAAATGCTGTTGCTCCTGGCGGACCGCGCGGATCTCATGGGCGATCCCACGATCGTCTACCTCGGAAACAAGGCAAAGCAGGGTAGCACCGCGTTCGAGATCGGCTTGGCCGGTCTGGACGGGTACAACCGCATGGCCGCCGTTGCCGAGGACGCGGACACGGGTGTTACCGCCCTGACGGACGCGAGTCCCCAGGTTGTGATCGCCCGCCAGTCTCTCCGCCGCCAGATGACCTATCTGGCCCAGCTGACGGACACCGTTGGCCTGGACATCCCGCGCCTGGCGCAGGACATGGTAGGGGCCGCGCGCATGCGGCTGACGGAGATGATCGCGGGGATCACCGATGATTTCACCGCCACGGTCGGAACCACCACGGTGGACCTGGCGGTGGATGACTACATGGACGCGAACTATACGCTGACCCAGGCGTCCGTCCCGGGTCCGTACCTGTGCGTCCTGTACCCCGTCCAGGTCACCGACCTGCAGAACAGCATCCGTGCCGAGGCCGGCGCGATGCAGTTCAAGGACGATGCCCAGGAAATGCTGGACATCAAGGGCCCGGGCTACAAGGGCTCGTTCCTGGGTGTTCCGATTTTCGGTTCGTCCCTGGTCCCCACCGCCAACGCGGGTGCGGACTCGGCTGGCGGGATGTTCGGACGCGGGGCCGTGGGATACGCGGACTTCGCAGCCACGGAGATCGTCCAGATCGGGGAACGCGTGTACCCCGCGGGCACCAGCATTTTCGTCGGACTCGACAACGACGAACCCGGAGCCTACAACGAAATCGTGGGCAACTACTTCTGCGGCGTGGTCCAGATCGAGGACGGCCGCGGAGTGTCGATCATCACGGACCGCTAGGTCCGTGGTCGGGGAGGCGGTCCCCGCGGGGAGCTCCCGCAGCCTCCTCCGCGGGGGCCCCCACCTTTCCGAAATCAGGAGGAGGAAACCATGGCCCATACGTTCGAAAGGGACGAGGTCACGGGACAGGCTACCGCCGCCAGCCCCGCATCCTCGGGTCCCGCCCAGTTCGAGGAAATCCCGCCGACCCAGCCCGTGGTCCGGGAACAGCTTGTAAACCTGCATCCGGCCGCGTCGTTCTATTACTGGTGGCACGAGGCCCGCTGGACGTGCATGGACGGCGAGTGGTTGCCCCAGCTGGGGATCATGCGCCTGGACCCCGGGGTGGCTGGCGTTGCCGAGGGGGGCAGCAAGAAAATCGCGGAGATGGATGCCAAGGCCAAGGGTCGGACGCTGATACCCCACGATGCCATCAAGTTGACCATGCCCGATCGTACGAGCTACGTGCGGGCTTTCAAGGTCCGTGCCGGCGAGAACCGGACGGGCAAGCACCACATGTCCGTGTGGGAGACCCCGAAACAGATCGGGGCAAAGGTGATCATCAAGTCGGACACCGATGGGTATCGGGACTGGCTGCGGGCCCTCGTCCGAGAGGGGTACATCCCTCCCCCCGATCCGGACATCGTGGATGCGCTGCTGGATTCCCAGCGGCAACGGCTCGAGGCTGCAGCCGGGTCCAACAACCCCAAGCGGGCGGAGCGGGCCCAGGCAAGGCTGGAGGAGATGGAAAACGCAGCCCAGCCCGGGAAGAAGAAGAAGAAGCCCGGGCGGCCCAAGGGCAGCAAGTCCAAGGGCAAGGACTAGACCGTGGCGATTTACGAGTACCGGTGTGGAAACTGCGGAGCGGAGGTGGAGACCCTGACGTCGAAACCCCAGGACGCGATCCCTTGCCCGTACTGTGAGGCGGACTGCCCGCGGGTGCCCAGCGTACCGGCCAGGGTGGCATCCCTGCAGGCCCACCCGGAATCCCGGGATGCGTTCGCAGCCAAGTGCGTGGCGCACGGAGCCACGGAGCAATGGGCAAAGCACAAGTCCCGCGGGGTCCATGACCGCTGGCGGGACCGCCAGGTCGGAAACGAGTACCACTCGTGAGTAGCACGGACACCCGATACTCCGCGCGGTACCAGCTCCCGGACCTTTTGGAACAGGGGCGGGACAGTGACATCCAGTGTCCCGTGTACGTGGATGGTGCGCTCGAGGCCCCCACGCAGGCGGGGTCAACCGTGACCATCCGCAATCAGGTGGGGGATGATGTGGTGTCGCCAGCGGCCGTGACCGTGACCGGGTCCATTGCCACGTACACGGTTCCGTCCGCAACGCTGGACGCGGAGGACCTGTCCGAGGGGTGGATCCTGGAATGGGCCCTGGTCATGTCGGACGTGACCCACACGTTCCGCAATGATGGGGCCCTGGTGTCCGCTCGCCTGTACCCATCGATCACGGACCTGGACCTGTTCCGCCGGGAAACCGCGCTGGACCCCAACAGCTCGGACCCCATGACCGATGCCACGGACTATCAGTCCTACATCGATGAAGCGGACGTGGAAGTCCAGCTCCGGCTGATCGAACAGGGAAACCGCCCGAACCTGATCGTATCGCCCAGTGCGCTGCGTGGAATCTGGCTGAATCTGACCTTGGCGATCATCTTCGATGACCTGGCCACGCGTCAGTATGAAGCGTTTGCGGCCAAGGCCACGGAGTACCGCAGGCGGTACGAACAGGCTTGGAACCGTTGCAACTTCCTGTATGACAGCGACGACGACGGGACCCCGGACAGCCCGGACCATCGGGTGGGAGCTCGTCCCACCACCTGGCTTTGCTCGAGGGGTTACCGATGACCGCAGTTGCCCCCGCGACCATCCGCCAGGGGGTGGCCACCGCCTTGGACGCCGTGACCGGCTTTCGGGAATCCCGTTGGCCGTTCGACCTGATCGCGTTCGATCCCAAGACATACGTCCACAAGTCCTTTGCCGTGGGCCTGGGTCGTACTCAGCTGGTCCAGCAGACGGACCGCCAGCGGCTGTCCGTGGGGGCCTACGTGCGGACCCAGGTCCTGGCCCGGTTCCTGTGGCGCATCCGGGGGAATCGAATGCGGGCGGACTATGACCTGGCCTTGGGCGGGGAGCTGTCCCTGGTGGCTGCGGCCAAGGGGTCTCCGCCCACGAACACACATATCGTATTTGAAGAGGTCCTGGGGCGGGAGCTCCTGTCTGAGGACCACGTTTACTTCGTTGGCACAATCGCGTTCAGGGTGCTGCACCATTACGCCCTGAGCTAAACGACCGTCCAAGGGGCGGTGGAGGAATACCGATGGCAAGCCAGTTCGCTATTCGACGCCGGAAGCCGATCGCGGCTACGGGTCTGGGCGTCCGAACCTCTGCGACTCAGCGGGACGCGGATGTCCCGATGATCATCGCGGGGGCGGGTGCTCCCTCTGGAAACTACGGATATGACGTCAATGAGATGGTCTATCTCCGTGATGGTGCCACCGGCACCAACGCCCTGGTGTACAAAACCGTGGACAACGGGACCACCTGGCGGCTGGACAATCAAGATTTGATTCTGCCGGCTGCCACCGAGCTGACCATCGCGACCGGGGCAATCACCGCCACCCAGTCGTTGCACAACATCGATACCGAGGGTGACGCCGCGTCGGACGACCTGGACACCATCAACGGTTTGGCCGCGGGTGAGGTTTGTTTCTTCTATCCGAACAACGCGGCCCGCACCGTCGTGTTCAAGCACGGCACGGGCAACATCCTGTGCCCAAACGCTCGTGACATCTCCCTGGCCGAGGTCACGGACTATGTTATGTGTATCGGGAACGGGACCAACGTCATCGTCGTGGCGGAGTCCACCCTGTCCCGGGACACCCTGCCCGAGCTGATTTTTGATGCAGCATCCGAGCTGACGATCGCCACGGGTGCGATCACCGTGACCCAGTTTGCCCACACGGTGGATACCGAGGGTGACGCCGCGTCGGACGACCTGGACACCATCAACGGTGGGACCGCGGAGGAGATGGTCATTCTCCGCGCGAACAACGCAGGCCGCACCGTGGTGGTCAAGCATGGCACGGGCAACATCTATTGCCCGGACGGCCGTGACATCTCCCTGGCCGAGGTCACGGACTCCGTGGTCCTGTACTACAACGGGTCCAACTGGATGGTCGTCGGGGAGTCCGTACTGTCTCGGGACACCCTGCCCGAGGTCATCTTTGATGCGGCCACCGAGCTGACGATCAGCACGGGTGCGATCACCGCGACCCAGGCCGCGCACACGGTGGACACCGAGGGTGACGCCGCGTCGGACGACCTGGACACCATCAACGGTGGGACCGCAGAGGAGGTCATCTGGCTGCGCCCCAACAACGCCGCGCGGACCGTGGTGGTCAAGCATGGCACGGGCAACATCCTGTGCCCCAACGGCCGTGACATCTCCCTGGCCGAGGTCACGGACTATGTCCAGCTGTACTACGACGGTTCCAACTGGGCAGTCATCGCATCCAATACCCTGGCTGCGGACACGCATCCGGATCTGATCTTTGATGCGGCCACCGAGTTGACGATCAGCACGGGCGCGATCACCGTGACCCAGGCCGCGCACACGGTGGACACCGAGGGTGACGCCGGGTCCGATGACCTGGACACCGTCAGCGGTGGGACCGCAGAGGAGGTCATCTGGCTGCGGGCCGAGAACGCCGGCCGGGACGTGGTGGTCAAGCACGGGACCGGCAACATCCTGTGCCCGGAGGCCCAGGACATCACGCTGGCCGAGGTTTCGGACTTCGTCCAGCTGTACTACGACGGTTCCAACTGGACGGTCGTGGCCTGGCGGACCGCCGCCCAGCGGCCCACCACCAAGTTCCTGACCTATGCGGGATCGTCCCTGACGATCGCCACGGGTGCGATCACAGTGACCGGCGGTTCCCACGCCGTGGACACCGAGGCCGCGGCTGCGTCGGATGACCTGGACACCATCAATGGCGGGACCGCGGACGAGCTCGTGTTGCTCCGCCTGGCGGATGCCACGCACAACGTGGTGGTCAAGCACGGGACCGGCAACATCACGTGTCCGGATGGCGATGACATCATCCTGGACACCCTGACGGACTTTGTCCTGGTGGCCTACGAGGGGACCGGCTGGCGGGTGATTGCGTCCTCCCTGGACGTCAGCACCCCGCACAGTGATCTGCGGTTCCAGGCGGCCACGGAGCTGACGATCGCCACGGGTGAGATCACAGTGACCCAGGCCCGGCATACCATCGACACGGAGGCGGATGCGGGGACCGATGACCTGGACACCATCAATGGCCTGGGGGCGGACGAGCTGGTTTGGCTGACCGCCGAGAATGCCGGCCGAGACGTGGTGGTCAAGCATGGCACGGGCAACATCCTGTGCCCCAACGGCCGTGACATTACGCTGGCCGAGGTCACGGACGGAGTCATGGTCCTGGGCGATGGCTCCAACGCCATCGTACTGGCTGCGGGCACGCTGGCCGCAGACACCCACCCGGATCTGGTGTTCGACGCGGCCACGGAGCTGACGATCAGCACGGGTGCGATCACTGCGACCCAGGGAATCCACTCGGTGGACACCGAGGGTGACGCTGCGTCGGACGACCTGGACACCATCAACGGAGTGGTTGCCGGGGAGCTCGTGATCTTCTATCCGGAGAATGCCGCGCGCACCGTGGTGGTCAAGCACGGCACGGGCAACATCTATTGCCCGAACTCCCGTGACATCTCCCTGGCCGAGGTCACGGACTACGTCATTGGCGTGGGAGACGGAACCAACGTGATCATTGTCGCGGCCAGCACCCTGGCCCGTGACACGCTGCCCGAGCTGATCTTCGATGCGGCCACCGAGCTGACGATCAGCACGGGTGCGATCACCGCGACCCAGGCCGCGCACAAGGTGGACACCGAGGGTGACGCCGCGTCGGACGACCTGGACACCATCAACGGCGGAACCGCGGAGGAGGTCATCTGGCTGCGTGCCGAAAACTCCGGGCGCACCGTGGTGGTCAAGCACGGCACGGGCAACATTGTGTGTCCCAACGGCCGTGACATCTCCCTGGCCGAGGTCACGGACTACGTCCAGGTTGTCTACGACGGTTCCAACTGGGTGGTCGTCTCCTGGTCCACCACGGTGGATGATCTCGAGGACGTGCGAATCGACACGTTCACAAACCCGGCCGCGGCTGGGACCAACATCCTGGTCCAGAAGGCTGCAGATTTCGACGAAACCACCTGGGGCAACCTCACGCAGCCGGACGTTCCGCGCGTGGCCCAGGTGGCTGCGTCCGCTGGTCCGGACTGGGACGGCGGAGACATCGAGGTCACCGGGCTGACCATGGCGGGCGATGACGCGACCGACACCATCACCCCGGTGGCGGGCTCCACGGTACAGGGAACCATTCCGTTCCAGCTCATTCGTCGGGTGCGCAACCTGGGCACCCACTCCGCGGGAACCATGGATGTCCAGTGCGGGATCGCCATGGGCGTGGTCGTGGGCAGCAAGTCCCCGACCTTGCTCGAGGCATACGAGACCAGCGCGGGCGGCCGGGACGCTGGGGCCACCCTGTCCGCGGATGGGGCGTTCACCCCGACCGCGGCACCGGATGGAGCCAAGGACTACGTGGTTTCTTACAAGACCTGAACCGTCAGCTGAAAGGGGCTGATCGATGGCTTTCGAATCGACGATCGTCAAGCATTTCACGGACGCTACGCTGGTCCTGAAGGACGGCACCGGAACGCCCGTGACGCTGACCACTCAGCTGGACAACGGGGATCTGAAGATCGACGGGTTGACGCCGGACCTGAAGGAAACCCACGCGTACTATTCGCGGGGGACCCTGGTGGGTCTACGGAGCGGCAACCCAAAGCATCCATCCCTGTCCCTGTCGTTCATGCAAGCGGGTCTTTCGGACGCCACGGATGACGCGATCTTGGACTTCCTGCTGTTCCGCAACAAGTACAGCGGGAATACCTCGACCACGGAGTCCATAGGCGACGTCAAGACCATCATTGCGGAATTGACGATTGCCTACGACGCGGAAACCCACGTGTTCACCATCAACGACTTCCACCCGGAGGTGGCGTTTGCTGAGGGTGAGCCCAACACTATCTCCACGTCTGGGACGGTGTACGGGGCCGTGGCTACCACCTGATCGGTATGACGGAGGAGGAGGCAATGTCCGACGCACCGATCGTGACCATCCAAGGCCAGGAGGTGGAACTGGAAATTCCCACCTCCCAGGCCGAGGTCCTGGCCGTTATCAATATCGGAGTCCGCCATCCCCAGTGGTCCGCAGCTGCGGCCCTGGGGGTGTGCTGGCCGCGACATATCACCTGGCCTGGCCAGGCCCGTCCCGAGATGTTGCGTTGTCGGTTCGATGGCCTCGTGTACGGGTCCAACGTGATCGACTCCATGTGTTCGGCTGGTGTGCCGCTGGGTGAAGTGATTGCGGCGGGGATCGCTGCTTACGAGCTCTTGCCCGATTTGCTGCTATCCCCGGAGGAGCTGGCCGCGGCCAAGGCTTTTATCGATCCCCACGGGGAAGCATAGAGGTTGCCATCCTCGAGCTGTGCGCCCTGTGGGGAAAGGAGCCTAGCTGGTGGGCCACGTTGAGCCGGGAGGACCAGACCAAGATGCTGGCGTGGCACCAGGCCAAGCTGGCGGGCCAAAAGGAGTGAGCCGTGGGCGGAGTCTCCGCCAGCGATGGAACCACCACGGTCCGCATGGATGGGGCGCTGTTCGATCTGGAGCGCACCATCCCCGATGGGCTGGCTCCTGTCGTCGTCCGCCGGTTTGAGGAGACCAGCGCGCGGATCGTCCGGGATGCGCTCGAGCGATGGCCGCGCAAGACCGGCCGATCCGCTGCTGCGTTTCGCATCCTGTCTCGGTTGACCCCCGATGGAATCGAAACCGTGCTGTACAACGACGCGCGGGACGCATCGGGACGGCCGTATGCCTACATGATCAAGTTCTCGCGATACACGGAGGCGGAGCTGCGGGCCCGAGCCAAGAGTTCCGCCCAGCTGCGTTACCTGCAACGTAAGTTTGGCAAGGGTGCGCCCAGCGATGCGCTCACCTACAAAAGCCCGTGGCAGGTCCTGGTACGAAGTCCCCACCGCAAGGCCCAGCCCAAGCTGGCGGACGAGTTGCAGGACGAGTTGATTCGCCTGGCGGACGGGGGTAGCTGACATGGCACGTACCGCAACTGTCTCGTTCCAGGCGGACCTGGCCAACATGCGAAAGGAGCTCAAAAAGCTCCCAGGGATGACCGAGGCCGAGGCCAAGCGCATGGTCAAGGGCTTCACATCCCAGATGAAGAAAGCGGAGGCCGCGTCCAAGAAAGCATGGAAAGCGTCCAAGAGGGGGGCCCAGGATTTCGGAGACCAGCTGGCGTCCGTTGAGGATTTGATGGACGGAATTGGTGCGGGCCCCCTGTCCGACGTGGCCCGACAGCTGCGGTATCTGTCCATCGGGTCCAAGGAACTGGGCAAGGGTTTTGCCGTGGCCACCGTGGGAAGCGTGGCCTTGGGTGCGGCGGTCGTTGGTGTGGGGGCTGGTATCGTTGCAGCCGTCCGCAATGCGGAGGACTTGCGGGACGAGCTCGAGGACTTTGCGGACGTCCCGGGATTCGAGCTGTTGACCGCGGAACAGGTGGCCACCCTGGAGCGGGCCAACGCATCGTTGGATGCGTTGGGCACCGTGGCCAAGGCCGTGGTGGTCACCCTGGGCGGGGAGCTGGCCCCCGTGGTGGAAAAATCAGGGACCGTGATCGTTGCCATGGCGTTGATGTCCAAGGATCTGTTTTCGGGTCTGGACGCTGGCCGAGCCGTGATCAAGGACCTGGCGATCGACATCACGGACAAGCTGATACAGGCCCTGCTGGGTGGCGTGACAGGGATCGTGGACATGCTGGGCCTGCTGGGCAAGGCCGCCAGCGCGCTGGGCATGGAGGGCCTCGGTGGTTCGTTGCAGGATGTCAACGCGGAATACGACGCGTGGACCCGGAACCTGGCCAAGGGTGCGGTGGAAAACTGGGTCACAGGATCCGGGGAGGCAATCCGCTGGTACACCGATGGCCTGGGCGGGTACATGGGCCAGGCGGAACAGCTGATCAGCGTCCAGACCGAGGTCAACCGCACGGGGGAAGAGGGAGCCAAGACCACCAAAAAGCAAACGGCCGCGATCAAGGATCTTGAGCGTGCCGCTGCATCCTTACAGTCCATCCGCATGCGTGCGCAGGAAGCGGTCATGGGGGCGGAGGAACGGATACTCCATCTGCGGGATGTGGAGCTGGCCAAGATAGACGAATTGGCGGCAAAGGTAGGTGCGTCCGTTGAGGTGGAGGCCGCACGCTACGCGGTACTCGAGCGTGCAGAACACCAGCTGTCCGCGCTGCGGCAGCAACAGCAGGAACAGGCGGAGCGGTTGGCCGAGGAAATGCACGAACGGGAGTTGGCCCGCATCGAGGCGGAGCAAGCGGCCCGGTTCAGTGCAACCCAGACGTTCCTGGGTGGGTGGGCTGACTTGGCGCAAACCACGGCGGACACCATCAACGAAAGCAACGCGGACGCGGCCCGCAAGTGGTTCACGTTCTACAAGCTGGCGGCGGTGGCCCAGATACAGGTGGATGCGGCTGCGGCCATCATGAAAGCGTTTGCCACGCTGGGGCCCATCGGCGGGGCTATCGCATCCGCGGGAATCGTCGGGACCGCCACGGCCCAAACCATGGCCGTCACATCCCAGCGTCTTCCCACGTTCCACACGGGTCTGGTGGGCGGAGCTCCGGACGAAACCCCGGCCGTGATTCGTCGTGGTGAGCGGGTGTTGACCCGTCCGCAGCAGGATGCCATGGGCGGGCCCAAGGCCGTGGACGCCGCAGCCAGCGGCGGCGGTATCCAATCCTTGCTGGCCGTGTGGAAGATCGATCACAAGGTCATCGGCACCAGCCTGTATGAACATCTCCGCACCCGTTCCCGCCGAACGATCGAAGCCCTGGAACGCGCACAGCCTCGCACGGGCCGCCGTGTTCCTGCTGCTTACGGAGTGGTGTAATGGGAACCGAGACCGTACCCAGCCAGTCCCAGGGTCTGATACGCCAGGACGAGCGGATCTCAACGGATACCCTGCAGGCCAAGGGTGCGGGAGCCACGGACAGCAGTTACACGCAGGCTGGCCCCCGGCCTGGTGGAGCGGTGGCCGCACAGGACACCCATCTCACCCTGGCCACCAGCGGCACGCAATCCGAGGATGGCCACCTGAAGGTTCGCACTTTGCGCGCAGGTCATCCTGGGCCGTCCGGCCGGGGACGGATGGGCTGGCGGGACATGGACGCTGGAGACGGGTCCGACGATTACAAGGGATGGGATCCATACTGTACGGTCACAGGGTTTGACTACCTGTATGCGTCCGTAGCAGCGGACCCCGTCCTGGTCCCACACGTCATCCGGCTGCAGTCCGGGGAGTTGCTGGTCTGCGGAATCGAAACGCAGGGGGCCAACCCCAACCACGTCTACAAATACGATCCCACCACGGCTGCGTGGACCGGATACGAGGTCACCGCTGCATCGGACATCGTGGCCACGGTCGTGGCCTCCACCATTGTCCAGCTGGATAGCGGCCGAGTTGTGCTGTACATGGCCCGCAGCGATGATCAGGTGGACGCGTTCCACTCGGATGACGACGGGGAAACCTGGGATTTGTACTCGGCCCGCGTGCTGGATACTCCATGTGCCCAGACCATCACCGAGGTCCGGGCCGCCTGCGACGGGGACGAGGTCCTGTTGTTGGTGGGGTATGCCAAGGCTGGCCCCACGTACACGTTCGATCAGCATGGCAGCGACGATCAGGGGCAGTCGTTTGTCATAGTCATGGAGGACTATCACACGGCCACCGCAAACACAGCATGGCACGTCAACGTGGTGGCCAAGCCGGGCGGTGGGTTTATCGTTGGATACAACGCGGATGTTCGCCACGTGGATTCCGCGTTTTCGGACGTCACGGACCAGGAGGAGATCGACATAGACGGAGTGGATGGGGCGTTCTTCCTGACCATCTGGATGGATGAAGACGGCACCTGGTACAGCCTGGCTGGGGAGGCCATCTTCGGGGGTGTATGGCCGGGGGCCACGCTCACCACGTCCCATGATGGTGGGTATACCTGGGAGGATAGCCGGACCACATCCTGGTGGTATGGCACCAACACGGAATACGAGCTGTCCGGGTCCTGCTGCAGCACGGGCGGCCGTGCGTTCTTCGTTACCCATTTCGAGAGCTCGGTTACTGCATACCACCAGGAAACCGTGGCGGTCCTCGAGCTGGGTGGATTTTCTCGCCACACCCACCCCGCCAGCTGGGAGGCCACGGAGTTTGACGATCGGGACTACCTGCATTGGCGGGGTGACTGGACCTACGCGGGGATTTTGTGGACCGCGATAGAGGAGCCCGGGAACATCGGGGCAATCTGGGCGGTCGGTGGCCTGGGGACGGACACGCTGGGCTCCACGGGCGAGATGAACGTCAATACGGCCTTGGCCCAACAGCGAAACTACACGCGCACCGAGGCCGAGGACCCCGATGCCATCAACGTGGAATTCCACGTGCGGGTGGACACGGGGGATGGGGCCCTTGGGTCCGATGACATCGCTGTGCGGATCATCCACTCGGACGCCGCGGCCTATGAGCGTGACATCTCGCTGCGGATCTCGGACACGGCCTATCGGCTGTGGGACAATGTGGCGGGTGCGCAGATCGGCTCGGACGAATCCGTGGATTTCACCCAGGAGACCATGGTGCGAATCACCATGTCCAAGGGTGCCGGCGGTGTGGACAAGGTCAAGACGTTTTGGGCACACAAGGCCCACGTCCGGGAGTTTGCCGAGGGACCGGGGGGAGACGCCACGGACACAGGCGGTCCCTATGCCACCAACAACACCTACGAGTGGGGCCACCTGGCCAACGCAGCCAATGACAGCTGGTGGTCCCTGTTTGGCTACAACAACTGGTGTACCCGGTACAACGAACGGGCCACCCACAACCCGGGCACCGCGTGGACGAATCCCACGCACATCCACGGCAAGAGCTGGCCGACGCTGCCCGCGTTGATCTTCGATGGGGTCAAGATTCAGGCGACGTCCGGGCCCTCGCACATCGGGGAAACCCAGGACATTGAAGCGGATTACGACTACCCGATTGCCGCCGTTTTCCCGAACACGCACCCAAGTCCCCAGCGGACATGGAGGTCCACCGCGCACAACGTGGACGTGGCTTTGGTGTTCGACCTGGAGAGCTCGTTTTCCAACACACGGTTTGACAGCTCCACCCTGGGTCTGGCGTTGTTTAATACCAACGTCCGGGAGGCCAAACTACAGCGGTGGACGGGAGCTGCGTGGACGGACGTGGTGGCCCTCAACGGAGCTGCGGGATTCACATCCCTGGCCTACACCAGGGATGGCCGCAAGCTGCATCCGGACACGGGCCAGACCACCCAGGCTTCCCAGTGGCTTTGGTACAACGCGGCCCGCGGTGCGCAGTGGGACATGGGAGCTGGCGCGGACGCGGCCCGGTACAAGCGGATCGAGGCCAATACGTCCGGCAGCTGGGTGGGGTCTGGCGGCACCACCAAGCGCCCCATGCTGACCATCGCCCAGGACACCATCAACGGCGCGGAGGCCGCGTCCGGATTGTCCGGGCGGTTGTCCATGCCCAACCACCTGGGCACGGTCCACGAGTATACCAACAACCCCGACTACTATCGGATCTACATTCCTGCCCAGAAGACCGCGGAAGGGTACTACGAGATCGGAACCATCGTGGTTGGGGATGTCCTGGTGTTCGGGCGGGCCTACGATTGGGAACGGCCGACCACGGCCCAGCACAACGTGGAAGTTATCGAACGCAAGGACGGTACGGACTACGCACGCAAGCACGGCCCCACCCGCAGGGAGTTTGGGTTTGCCTGGATGCGGACGGCCGTGGACGAATCCCAGGCATGGGAGACGGACCCATCCCCCGACTACATCGCCGGCAGCGCGGGCGGGGAGGCCATCGCTACCCCAGCGGATACCCTGCGGGCCATCACCGGCTGGCTCGAGCGGGAAGAGGGGGCCAAGGGTGTGGGTGTGCTGCTGCTGCAGCTGTCCGCCGGCACGGGGTCCAAACTTCTCAATGATGCAGAGTTGTTCGCGATCGGCCGCATCCACACGCACCCCACCCGGGAAAACGTGCAGGGGGAAGAGGGGGACACCGAGTTGGCCCGCCTGAATGAAATCATCTTCCGGGAGCTCCCCCACGAATGACGGAGATTGCGCCAGGCGGATTCAGCCTTGCGGACCTGCGGGGCCAGGAGCTGGTGTGGATCTGTGAGTTTACCTGGGCGGGGGAAACCCTGTATCTGTCTCGGTCAAGAGAGACGGATGTACCCGCTGGGCCAGATGGCGCGGACGTTGAGTGCTTCGATGGCCTCGAGTGGGGGGAGGAGCAACCGGACGATTTGTCCTTGCTGCAGGACACCCTGGAGTCCAAGCGCGCGTCCTTGACCTTGCACCTGTACCCGGAACTGGATGTCCCCGCCCGCATTTCCGAGGGCCATAACCTGGCCACGGCAACGGGTCGCCTGCGGCTGTGGCCGCGGGGAACCACCACGGTCCTGGACGTGATCGAGGGGGACATGATGGACCCCACATGGGATCTTCCGGAGACCCCGATCGTAGTCACGTTGGAAGAGGACCCCGTCCAGGATCGGTCCTTGTGGCCAGCGTCAAATGCCAAGGTGGACGCGGACAGCTGGGCCAACCATGACCCGGCAATCGAGGGGGAGTTCTATCCTTGGGTGTTCGGCGGTCCCGGGACCACCACGACCACGGACACCTGGACGCCGGGTTTAATCGTCGATACCGCATCCGCCCCCATGAAAATCTTGATTGCGGGCCATGCCTGTCCCCTGGCCAGCAACGTGGACGTGGTCAACGTCACGCAAGGAACGCAGGCTGTCCGAGCTGTCCAGCACATGCAAGACGGTCACGGCAGGATGATTGCCTATGTGGAACCCGCGCTTGGCTGGCTGGCGGCCGGGGACGAAGTGTGGATCAACTGGTACAGCGGTGGCGCACGGGCCTGGGGGCATGTCTCGCCGTTCGACGGTTCCGAGCCCCTGCGGGGTGCTGGTGACCTGCTGATCTGGTGGCTGCGGCAATCCACCGTGCGATTTGATGCGGGCCGCCTGGCGGCTGTGCGGGCCCGTCTCAACGAATACAAGATCGATACCTACGTGGTTGCGGACCCCGGGTCCCGTATCAGCCCTTACCACTGGGTCCAGGACAATCTGTTACCCATACTTCCGGTCAGTCCCCGTATCGGCCCCCGCGGTCTCTACTTCGTGGTGTGGGATCTCAAGTCCACGGCCGAGGATGCGCGGGTTCATTTGAAAGAGGGGTTGAACTGTGAGCGGGCGGGACCTGTGACCACCACGTCCCGAAACGAGGTGGCCACAGAGGTGACCGTTTCCTACCACCACGATCCGCGGGAGGGTGAGCCCACGGCCCGCCTGGTTTTGACCGGCGATGATGTTACGCTGGACCAGGACGCGGATGCCCGCCGCAGCTTCCAGGCCCGCCGCGCATGGCTGCAGCAGCGGACCAACATCTGTTACGAGCTCGCGGCCCCCCATGTCCAGGACGCGTCCACGGCTGGGTTGATTGCGGCCACGGAGATCCGGCGGCGGGGTCTGCAATGGGATCTCCTGTCTTACGACGTGGACCAGGAGATTGCGGGCCAGCTCGATCCTGGGGACGTGGTGGCCTTGACTGACGTCGGCCGCAGCATCAACAACCGCCCGTGCCTGGTGGTGTCTCGCCCGTGGTTGTCCGATGGGCGGATGCCCGTTGGACTGCAGGGGCACATGGGTGTTCTGGGGGGGGTGGTCTAGATGGGATGCCAGGTCACGATGGTCAGCCCGGTGGGCCCAGCCTCGAGAGCTCCAAAGTCATCCCAGTTGGGTGGTTTGTTGCACAGGCAACCATCACAGAGGGAAAACTCCGCAGTGACATCGTTGCAGGCTTCGTGCCATCCGTTGTCATCGCGGACGCATTGCCACACTTGCCAGGCCACCAAATCGCACACGTCCCCTGATTCGCCTGAATCGAGGTGGAGTGTTTGCAGCTCGTATTGGGCACCGTTGTTGCCGGACCAGCTGACATCTCCTGTTCCGCTGCTGTCGTCGTCGTCGGTGGCAGACACACACCCCAGGGCCAGCAGGCCCAGGGCCAGAACCAATAACCGATCTCGCATTCAGTCCTCCGTTTCCAGGTACTACGGGCGGGCCCGCGGGATGTTCCCTGGAGGATCGTAGCATGCGACACCATATCGGGGCAGGTCGTCCGCAGGAACCATCTGCTGATCGGGCGTGGCTGGCCGATCCCACCAACGACAAAAAGACAATGGACGAATGGGCCGCAAGATGCCACGTTGCTGGGATCGCATGGCCCACCCACGGCCGCAAAGCGGACCGCATCAGCAAAGTACGGAAAGCCCTGAAATCAGGAGGAAAATAGAATGTTGCACCTTGGCCGCACAGTCGTCAATGCACTGAAGGCTTTGACTCAAGAGGGGATCAAGTATTCGGATCTCACGGATGGTTACATTCCCAAGCGCAGTGGGTCCGGTTGGAGTGAGGAGGATCCAGACGGGCTTGGCGATATTGTAGTGTGGGATGCGGACTTGTCTGGGACCTATGACTGGCAAGCCAATGGTGACAGCTCTCAAGATCCAACCAGTCTGATTTTTGCTTACGGCGACGTCACGGACGCCACCACGCTGGAAGTGGGGAGTTCCCAGATCAGCTTCGATCTGTCTGGCAGCGGTGCCGACAAGCAGGTCCACCTCTACCGCGCCCTGTCCGCTGAGGGCCTGCCCGATTTGAACAAGGCGAGCTTGATCGTCGTTACCGCCACGATCGACCTTGACAACCTTGATGTCAACGACGACACGATCAGCTTTCGTGTTCGCAACGTCACGGCGGGCGGTGGCGGAGACACGGAAAATTGTTCTGGAGCGTTCTACAATGACTCGGGGACTGTCCGACTGTTGACGGGCCGCGAGGTCAACAACTCCGGAGCCAGCGGCGCGGGCACGACTGCGGCCACCGGCTGGAACAGTGAAGGTCAGTTGCGCGTCATTGACGAGGTTGGTCACCAGGAGTGCCAATTCTTCGACGGAACCAACCTCAGCGAATCCGCCGGTCTGACACAGACGACCATGCATTGTCGGGACGGGGACGCTACCACGCCGCACCTGTACATCTGGATCCGCGCCAAGAACGGCGGCCGGGTGAAGGGTGTGATCAAAGACATCAAAGTTTCGATGGTCTAGGAGGGATCATGTTCGCACTCGTACCATTTTCCAACGGCCAGCCGATTCGTCGAGCTTCGTACTGGGAAGGCTGCGAAGTTGTTGAAGGATCGGATGCCGTGGTCCGTATCGTCGGGCCGCATGGCATAGAGGAATACCCCGCGGGGGTTGATTTTCGCCGGGTGTCCATACCTGCCCATTGGCCTCGTCCCGTCGAGCCGGCCGAGTGGGACGACGAGGTTACCGCCGCCACCCGTGAGCGGTGGCAATTGCGTGCGGCCGAAATGGAAACGGACAAAACTGTGAATCGTGATGTTGTTACCGGCCGCGGTCATGGGAACGGCCGATGATCGCGATCGTCATCGGCCACCGGCTGTCCTCCCAGGGTGCCCGCAACACCCACGGACAGACGGAGTACACCTGGAATACCCAGCTGGCCGCGGACGTCAAGGCCGCATTGTTGGTGTACGGGGTGCCCGCCGAGGTGTACGAACGGCCAAACCACTCTGCTGGATACGGCGAGCTCGCACAGCTCCTGAACCGGGACCAGGTGGCGGCCGTGGTTTCCTTGCACTTCAACGGTGGGCCTGCTGCGGCCACGGGTACGGAGACCCTTTGCCACCCGGCCAGCCTCCTGGGTCAGGACCTGGCGTCCCGCATCCAGCACCACGTGGTGCAGTGCCTGGGGCTGCGGGACCGCGGGGTCAAGCAACAGACCCACAATGACCGTGGGAAAGAGCTCAAGATCCTGACCCGGACGAAAGCCCCGGCCGTGATCGTCGAATCCTACTTTGGGAGCAACGATCAGGACACCGCCGTGGCCACGCTCAAGAGGGCCTCCGGGGATCTGGGGAAAGCCATCGCCATGGGCGTGGTGGATTGGAGGGACACGCCGTGAAAGTCCAGTTCTCGAGGACGTTTGCCCTGGCGGCCGTGGGGCTGCTGGGGCTGCTGCTGATCGGGGCGTTTCTGCTGGGAGCCCTGGTGTTCTGTCTGTGGTCCGTGGACCGCGCGGACCACGTGGCCCCGTTACTCACAGCCTTGCAGGTCCTGGTTCCGTCCATTGCGGCGGTGGCGGGGTGTGGTGCCGGGTCCATGGCCCTGCGGGACTATGGGTCTGGTGGGCTGACCAGCTCCCAGGCGGCCAACGTCCACTACCACCAGGCGGCCGGCGAACCATGACCCTGACGGTCCCCACCTGGCTGTGGTGGTTGCTGGGCGGCGTGTTCGTCCTGGCCGCTGGTATGGTGGGGTCTCTCGTGTTTTTGCTCCCCCGCCGTCCCCCCGGCCATTTGCCACTCCACGTTCCATCCACGGAGGGGCGGCGGGTGGAGCGTATCCAGCGGGACCTGGTGGCCGCGGACGCCAAGGTCCAGCGGGCCATGGACCAGCCGGACATCGGGACCCAGGCCCGCGAGCTGGCCAAGCTGTTTGGGGCCGCACCATGACTCGGCTGGTCCCCCTGCTGCTGGTTTTGCTGGTGGTAGGGTGCGCCCCCAAGTCCGTGGCGGTGTACACGTCCGCGATCCCAGACACCACACCCCCGGTTTTGACCCTGCTCGAGGTGGCGGAAGGGGATTGTCCGGCGGAGTCTGCCCTGGTCCCCGGGTCCCCAGCTCCTTACGTGGATGCGGTGGGGGTGGCCGAGTGCGGGGCCGTGGTGCTGCCCGTGGCCAGGGCGTCCGAGTTGTACCGGGATGCGCGGGTCCTACTGCCGTACTGGCGGGAGATGACCGCGGCCCAGGTGGAGGGCCGGCAGGCGGATCGGGACCATTGCCAGCGGACCGTGGACCTGCTGGCCGAGGACCGCAATGGATATCGGCGGGATGCGCTGGTGTTGCGGGTGGTGCTGCCCGTGGCCGTGACCGTGGCGGCCGTGGCTGCGGCGGGTGTTGGGTTCGGGGTGGGTGCTGCTGCGGCTGGGGGGCTGTGATGGGGAACCGCTGGCGGAGATTGGGGGAGAAGGACGAACCCACGGGGATCGGCCAAATGCTGGACGAGCTCCGCCAGATTGAGGAGGAGATACAACAGACGGAATCCCAGGTGATGTCCATCTGCCCGGCCATGGAACCTCTGTGGGTGGACGCGGGCGGGGCTTTGGCCGTTGGGGACATCTTGCCGCGGAACGTTGAGATTGCGTGCCACGTCCACGTGGTGCTGGTGTGTCTGACCGGCCGGGCCATCCTGTCTGTGGAGGGGCAGTTCCAGGCCATGCAACCCGTGGGCTATCCGGGGGAAGATGCGGCCCCCAGCCATCGGTACATACCTGCGGGTACGCCGTGGCGGGCGGTCAACATCAAGGGGCGGACGGTGGCCCTGGTGGTCCATACTGGGTAGGGGGCGGGAGCTGATATGCCGAACGACAGATCGAGTATGAATGGCACCAGCAGCGGCGGACGGGACCGTCAAGCGGAGTGGCGGGGCAAAATGCTGGCCACGACCGAGGGCCTACACGAACGGCTGGCCGAGCTCCGCAGCGAAAACGGGGACGAGCACAAGGAGCTCCGCGCAGCAGTCGAGGACATCCGCGGGCTGGTGGCGGACAACAAAGCGTCCATCGCGGTCCTGCAGGTCAAGGCGGGACTGGTTGGGCTGGTGGGTGGGGCCATTCCTGCGGGGGCGGCCGTGGTGTACCTGCTGCTTTCTTCCGGATAGGACTTGACAAACCAAATCCGCTTCCTTCAACCTGGACCCATGGCACGGCAATGCCGCCATCGGGGGCAGGTTCCCGATAAACGACGACAGACCTAGCCTGCCCCAGGTCTGTGTCCAGTCCCCCTGCCCTGGGTTGCCGCCCAGGGCGGGGGGCATTTCGACGACAACCCCTGTCGTTTGGAGGAGTGGTGGACGAGCACAACAACCATCCCGCAGGACTGATTGGTGGTCGTGACCCGCGGCAGCTGGTCCAGGCCGAGCTGGAAAACGAGGCCCGCCAGAAGGCATTAACCAAGGCCATGGCTCCGTTCCTGGCCCCGTTGCATGCTCGCATTCAGGTCCTGGCGGCCAAGGGCAGGGCCTTGGCCCACGACCTGGAAACGGAACGGCAGCTTCGCAGGGAGTTGGAAGCGTTCCTGGGCGATGACAGCCTGGACCAGGAGGACCTGTTCCCCCGGCTCGAGGCCATCCAGCAGGACCGGGACCGCCTGTGGATCACCACGTCCGCCCCTCGCCGGCCCCTGACGTTCAACGGGGATGGCACCCCGCAGATGGACGTGCTGGGGGAACCCCTGGTGGGGGCAGCCCAGGAGGTGGACGAGGTGGCCCGCACGGCAACCGTCACCATCATGGTTCTGACGGACCACCCGCTGGCCTACCTGACAGGGGAGTCATTCGAGGGCAACGGCAAGAACGCCTTGGGTGATGCGTTGCGCAAGGCGTCCGCCAGGGTCCAGGAGGAACTGGACAGGCTGCAAGGGGAGCAAGCCAATGCGCCGTCTATGTAGGTGGGCCTTGTTCGTGGTCTCGGTCCCCGTGCTGTTCGTGCGGTACACGATGGAGGAGTTGGAGTTTGCACGACTCCGCCGCAAGGCGGCCCAGCGTCGGCGGGACCTGGGTCTGCAGTGACCGAACACACCCAGTGGGTCCGCTGGCAATGCGGCTACCTGACCCACCACCAGACCGTGTTGATGGGCTGGGAGGGAACCCTGGTGTTCCCCCACCTGGTGGCGTGGGCCAAGGCCCAGGGGTTTGGTGGGCGGCTGCCCCGTCCTTGCCTGGAACCAAGGGCCCTGTCCGCCATCATGCGAGGGCTGCCCGAGGACTCCGCCGCAGAGGCTGTCCGGCAGATGATCGGGGCTGGGCTGCTGGAACCCAACGGTGATAGCGGATTCGTTGCCATTCACAACTACCGGAAATGGCAAAGGAAATAACCCGATGATTAGGCATGACTATCTGTTGTCGGGTTTCGGGTGTTTGCGGCAGTTGTGTACCAAACCAGTGAATGGGGTTCAATCGGACGACGGGACGGGACGGGACGGGACGGGACGTTCTTACGATGACGATCATACAGGGCGGTTATCCGCAGGCTTTCCCACAGGGTTATTCACAGTATTCGGGCTAGTTGTCCACATTCCTACTCCGTTGGTCGGAATCTTCTGAGGGAGGATGCCACCGTGGCTTTGGAGTTGTTTGTCAGGAAGAATGGGCGGTTCGGGCACAAGGCCCGGGACCGTGAAATCGTGGCCTACGTGATGAAGCGCCGGACACTCCGGGAGCGTATCGTGCGGGCCGTCCTCGAGATCGATGCCCAGCTCGGACAGCGTGCCATGCCTCTTCCCAAGGACCAGACCGCTGGGGGGCTGGTGGTCCGCCAGCTTCCGGACGGGTCCGTCCACATCCGGAGGGCTGGGTGATGCGGATGTGGCTGGGGGTGGAACCCCGTTACCTGTGCGTGGCCCACCTGGGCGGGGAGCACCGCGAGCTCCACGGTATCGCCTTTGCCTTGCGGCGGATTGCCGAGGGCAAGGACGTGGACCGCTGGACAAACAAGCTGTTGGGCCACATTGCCCGCGGCCAGGTGGACCTGGACCAGGTGGTGGCCCGCCACGCTGCCCTGGCTTTGGAGATGGAACGGCGGGGGTGCAACCACCGCAGCATCCTGGACGAGTTGCCCTCCTGGCCTTACGACACGGGCACCGTGGACGAGGGGGTTTCCACGCTGGCCCTGTACGGTCGGTGTAACGCGTGCTGGGGCAGACTCCACGCGGTCGGGGGTCAGCTGTGAACAAAACCAAAATCGAGTGGACGGACTACACCTGGAACCCGGTCACCGGGTGTCTGCACGGTTGTGACTACTGCTACGCTCGCCGGCTGGCCAAGCGGTTTGCGGGCCGCAATGGCTACCCGGTCAGCAACCCGTTCCAGTTCCGATACCACGCGGATCGCCTGGACGAACCGGGCAAGGCCAAGAATCCATCCCGCATCTTCGTGTGTTCCATGGGGGATCTGTTCGGGGCCTGGGTTCCGGGAGGTATCATCCGAGATGTCATCCACCCTGCGTGGATGCACCCCCGCCACACGTTCCAGTTCCTGACCAAGGCTCCATCCCGCTATGCCCGGTTCAAGTTCCCTCCCAATGCGTGGCTTGGGTTCAGTGCTCCGGACAGGTTCGAGCTGGACTTGAGGAAGCGGGGGCTGTGGTCCAGTGCCCAGGTGGACCGTGTCCAGTACGTGAGCCTGGAACCCATCCGCGATCGGTTCAGTCCGCAAAACCTGGCGGGGCTGGATTGGGTGATCGTCGGGGGGCAGACCGGGGCGGGGGCCAAGGCTCCGGACTTGGACCACGTCCAGTCCGTGATCGATGCCACGGCCCAGCTGGGGATCCCCTGTTTCGTGAAAGACAACTGCCGGGTCGCGGGGCCCAGGGAGTTTCCGGAGGTCCGCACGTGATTACCTTCCGCGTCCACGTCAACCGCGAGGGCCAACCGTACTGGAAAGGGTCTGACCACTCCGTGTCCACGGCTGTCCGCCTGTCCGCCAACCGCCTGCCCCTGGGCAGTACGGCGGCGGTGGGGGAATCCGGGGTGTACACCGTGGTGGCCGATGGCCACGGCCGCCACATTTGGACGGACACGGATGGCCGCTATCGAGATGACATTCTGTATGTACCTGCCTACCAGCGAAACCCAGGTACTGTGATCACCGTGGTGGAGGGGGACGTGGCCCGGGACGACACGGCCCAGGCTCCCACCCTGACCCTGGCCACCCCGGTGGAGGAGTAGCGGCGGTGGGTGCTGTGGCCCAGCGGTTCCTGTCCACGGACGAGGTGGTGGACTTGATGCCGTTCGGACGGGACGTCCTGCAATCCATGATGCAGGACACCCCGCCGGACTACTCGCCTCCCTGGGCCAACGTGTCCACGGGCCGCGGTCGCCAGGCCCGATACATCTGGACCCCGGACCTGGATCGCCTGCTAGACTGGGCCCAGGCCGTGGAGGCTTGGCGGAGTGGCGAATGGCCAGCATTGACAGACGGGGGGACCGCTGGCGGTTGCGCTGGCGGGACCCGGACGGATCCCAGCGACAGCACACCACGACCACCAGACGAGTGGTCTACCAGCTCCTCCCCTTTGCCCAGGCGGCCGAGGACGGCGGACGCCGATGGCGACCCGTTGCAGCTGCCCCGGAGCTCCGCGCGTTGATGCAACGTCACCTTGACGAGACCCACACTCTGGTGGCCCGTCGCACCCTGCAGGCCCGCAGGACTGCGCTCGAGCGGTTCCGCGGGTTTCTCAAGGTCCAGGACGGCAGACGGCTGCGGGCTCACACGGCCCACGACCTGTCCCAGGCCAACCTGCGGCGGTTCCACGCGTGGCTGGCGGAGGAGGGGTGTGCCCCGGCCACCCGCAACGCGTATGCCACCCAGGTGATGGTGTTTTGGCGGTGGGCCCATGACCACGAGCTCTTAGGAGACCAGGTCCCCAGGCCCAGGCCCATCCGGTTGCCCACTCCCCCGGCCCATCCGGTCCGGGCACCGAGCTGGGCGGAGATGGATGCGGCCATCGAGGCGGCCACCGATGAATGGCACAGGCGGGTGCTGCTGGTGCTGCGGTGTACGGGGCTGCGGTGCCACCACCAGGCTTTGGCCCTGCGCTGGGATGACCTGGACTTTGACCGCGGGACCCTGACCCTGCGCGGGGAGCTGGGCAAGACCAGCGCGGAGAAGCGGGGCCGCATCATGCCCGTGGCCCCCGTGCTGCTGCGGGAGCTGGGGACCTGGGGTGTCCGCGAGGGGTTGATACTGCGGGGTGCCGAGGGGCGGCCCTTACCCAAGTCCACGTTGCTGCAGCGGACCAGGGGGGCCTGGGAGCGAGCGGGGGTGGATGGGCTGCTGTGGGCCAAGCGTCCGCATCACGCGTTTCGCAAGGGGTTTGAGACGTCGTTGATTCGGATGGGTGTCAACTATGTGACTGCAGAGTTTCTGGTTGGACACCAGCTGCCGGGGATGCTGGACATGTACATGGATCCGACCTTGGCGGTGGACCTTGAAGGGGCTGTGGGGATGGTCCCGGAGGTCGGGTCCGTGCCCATGTTCCGCAGACGGACGGAGGAGGGGTAGCTGTGGATAGAGATTACACACCAGTATGTCCAATCCTTGCCCCTGAAATGAAGTTGCGTGGCGTTCACGCAGTCACCCAGGAACCCGATTACCCAACGTGTATGGGCTCGCTTTGTGCCTTTTGGGTCCCGGAGATGACCACCAAGCTACCGCTAGGCGGTGTCCCGTCTGAATGCTGGAGTGGGTACGGGGAGTGGGATGTTCGAACCCAGGAGGAAACGGGGGAGCCTGCATTTACAGGCCGTGGGTGGTGTGCGCGGAACCTTAGATGCCCGCCCTGGGTGGACCCGTTTTTGGAATACACCCGATGACTCCCCCATTTTGCTCCCCCCGTGGGTGTCTCGTGGGCAAGGATTCGGCTGTTCGGGGCACGTCTCCCCATGCCGCTCCTTTCCTACCGAACGCGCGTAATCGGAACAGTACGGAACAGTCCGGTACAGGTCGGAACAAACGGGGGACAAACGCGTCCATTCCTTTGGGCGCAGATAGGTGGGTGGAATGGGCATGTTGAGATACGAACACGGGGACGTGATGGACCTGAACTGGGAATATGGGGTGGAAGCCCTGTATATCCGCGGCCATGTGGACCCGGGGGACGCGCACAGCACCCTGCTGGGGTATTACGGAGATACCTACCAATGGGAAACGCCCAGGGCCAAATGGGGGCGGTGGTCCTGTGAAGGTGCGGGCTGTGACGGACAGACCCTGCGGGAATACGACAGCTCCGGTCGTGGGCGGTTCCCGATCATGGCGGCCAAAGTGGTGAGGAGGCCGGGGTGAATCCGAAAAGCAACAAATTTGAACAGCTACGCAAGGCGGACTGGGCCGAGCAACAGGAAAAGATGCTGAGTGAACAGCTTCGCCAGATCACCGCCGCCCAGGAGGAGCTGGTGCGTGGCTCGCACCAGCTGGTCCGGCCCAACGGTGAACCCGTGCCCAAGCATTGGGCCGTGTTCACGGTCGGGGAACGGGTGGTGCTCAAGGACTACACGTTCGAGGTGGTGGACATCTCGGAAGACCGGATTCTCTTCAAGCCCATGGGGCTGGCTATTGGGGAAGCGGACGGCCCCGGGGCTTGCTCGCATTGCGGGGCCAAGCTGATCAAGCTGCCGAACCCAGCGGGCTGGGGCTGGTACTGCTCCGCGCAGTGTCAGTGTCGGGGGGCGGTCGAGGAGGGGGATACCCCGTGATTCCCGAGCTCCTGGTGGTGGGGGTGGCTGGGCTCTGGGCCGTGTGGGCGTGGAGGAGGGTGGCCCGTGGGTGACCAGCTCCCCCGGAACGTCATCCTGCAGGGGGATGCCCTGGATAGGCTGCGGGAGCTCCCGGCCGAGTCCGTTCATTGCTGCGTGACTTCCCCGCCTTACTGGGGGCTGCGGGACTATGGGGAGGACGGCCAGCTTGGGTTGGAGGCGACCCCGGAGGAGTATGTTCAGCGGCTGGTTGGGGTGTTCCAGGAGGTTCGGCGGGTGCTGCGTGGGGACGGGGTTTTGTGGCTGAACACGCGGCCCAGGTATGCCACGGGGGGCCTGGGTGGAGGTGGCCGAGCTCTGGACCGTCCGGGCTGGACCACGCAGGCTGGATGGCGATCCACGCCAGGCTATCGCCATAAGGAACTGGTTCCTGTCCATGAAATGACCGTTTGTGCGTTGCGTGCGGATGGGTGGTTGCGGCGGGCGGATGTCATCTGGGACCAGCGGACAGCCTCGGAACCCATGCGGGCCGATCGTCCAGCGATGCGCCATGAGTACCTCTACCTGTTGACTAAGGAACCACATTACTGGGCCAAGCCCGGGGAGCGGTGCGAGACCGTTTGGGCCATCACCCCCGCCCGGGACGCAGCCCACCCAGCGACCATGCCGCGAGCTCTGGCGGAGCGGTGCATTGTCGGGTGGTGTCCACCAGGTGGGGTTGTTCTTGACCCATTCGCCGGGAGCGGGACTACGTCCGTGGCTGCCATCGAAACGGGCCGGGACTGGCTGGCCATAGAGCTCTCCGCCGAATATATCGAGCTCGCGCAAACCCGGATTCTAGCTGCCCAACCCGTGTTACCGGGTGTTGTCGTGGGGGCCCGATGACCCCCCAGCGCCTGGCCGAGCTGACCCGCAAATGGGGGTTTTACATGGGGGCCTGGTGCCACGGGTTCACCGCGGGATTCGAGGGGGAGGAGGCCCCCAGGCGGTACAGGACAAGGTCCAAGGAACTGAACAAGTCCGTTCGGGCATGGGCGTCCGGGTGGAGAGATGGACACGAGGCCCGGTCAGGGTCTCTTTTTGGAGGAGGTAACGGAGATGGACAAGCTGGTACTACCTGATCGGGTGTTCAACCTGCGGCACATCACACGGCCGGACAGTGACCGTGGCCTGCAGGGTGTCCACATCACGCGGAAGTATGCGGAGGCCACGAACGGTTATGCCCTGGTTCGCATCGCGTTTTCGGCCAAGGAACAAGCCCACATGTCCGAGGCCAAAGGGCTGCCCCCTGCCAAAGGCTGCGGGATTCGGTTCGTGTCCGGTCGCAAGCCCCTGCGTAAGGCCAGCAGCGGCCAGCTGGATAAGTGGGGCAAGCGCGGGCGAAAGCCCACGGATGACATGCTGTTGCTGGTCAGCTGTGGAAAGGGCTGGATGGCGGACCCCGAGCGGGCCACGACCGTCCAGGTTTTGCCCATGGACTTCCCGCCCGTGGGGGACCTGATCAAGCGAGAGGACAAGGTCAAGCGCCGTAAGCTGGGGTTGGATCCCCAGTTGATCGTGGCCTGCCAAAAGGCGGTGGGTGTGAGCTATCGCACGGGTGCGACGATTTACGCCGCAAAGGACATCCTGAACCCATACAAGGTGGAGCTGCACGGAGCCAAGGACGCGACCTGCTACGTGATGGCAATGGCGGTGGGATGATGCTGGTATTCCCCGACTGGGTACACGATCTGCGCCACACGGTTCTGGTGGACAAGGACAGGCCCTTGGACCCCATGTCCGGGGTCATGATCACCCCGGATTACGCTCAGTCCGTCAACGGCCACGCCATGGTCCGGCGGTACTACACGCACAACGAACAGCAGCGCATGGACGAGCTGGGAGGGATGCCCCCGGAGGATGGGCTGCTGGTGGTGTTCGAGACCAGCGCAAAGCCCAAGAAATGCGATCGGTATGGGGCTGCGGACCTGATCTGTCTGGAACCCATCGCGGAGGGCCTGGAATGGCTGGCGGACCCCGTCCGCGGGGTGATCGTCCGGCTGCTGTCTGGCCTTGGGG